TGAGCTTGCAAGTCTGGCAGAGCGTAACGGTGGCACGTACTTTGATGACCCTTACGGCCGGATCGTTTTTGAGTCTTACGGCAACCGAGGTAGCACGACGTTTGCCGGCGCCTGGTCATCTCAATTTGGCACCTGGGCAGACGCTACGACGGACTGGGATAGTTACCCGGTAAATATGTCATCTACCCTTGTACCTGATGACACGATCATCTTTTCACCGACATGGGCTAAAACACGCCAGGCAATCGTTAACTCGGTAACCGTGCTGGGTCATAATGACACCCACGAAACTACGCAAACAGACGCGGCCTCCATAGCCACCTACGGGCTACGCGAATACCGACTAAGAACAGACATTAAAGACGCTGGCGACGTTAGTGATCGGGCCGGTGAAATAATTCTCGCTCAGGCTAACCCGCTTTGGAATCTAGGCACAATTAGTATCATGGTGCAAAACCTTGATGTTCCTAACCGTGACCGGATAATGCAGCTAGTAAGCGGCATGGAAGTGTCTATCCTTAACTTGCCACAACCGGCCCCAGAGGCCCAATTTGCTGGCCTTGTTGAGGGTTGGGGCGAGGTTTACACGCCAGGGGAACACATTCTTACCCTGTCACTTTCCGACCCTCGCTACAGCTTCCAGACAATACTTTGGGGTGAGGTTTACACAGATATTACTTGGGGCGATGTCTTTGACACTGCTCGATGGTTCGAGATAATAAGCAACGGCTCACTAACAGCAGTCTAAGGAGAAAATTATGGCAACAACACCAGAGGGAACTCCTTATGTGGAGTCCAGCGATCTAGTCGCTAACTACCCGGCTGCCTCGCTTGCCCTGGCTAACCGAGTAGACCTAGTGGGCGTCCTGCCGTTTGCTGATTCAGCAGCTAGGGCCACGGCAATACCCAGCCCAAGCGACGGCCAGTACTCGTATTTACAGGACACTAACTCGACCGAGTTTTGGAATGGTGCAGCGTGGGTAGCGGCAGGAATATCACCGGGAATGGTTCATATCAGCACCACAACTTTCAGCGCTGCGGCGACCGTAAACGTGGACAACTGTTTTAGCGCAACCTACGACAACTACAAAATCATTGTTGAAAACACAGCTAGATCTGCAACTTCAGTCGGTATGACTTTTAGATTTAGAGTCGGTGGAGCCACAAACTCGACCTCAAATTATGCCCAAATGTATATTGCAGTATGGGGATTTAATACAACCCAAATAAGTTACAACCCCACCGCGACTTCTTTTGATGTTTCAGGTAACGGGTCTTCATCGACAGGTCTTACCGGAACTTTCGATGTTTTAACTCCCAATAAATCGACCAAAACCACGCTAACCCCAATAGGTTCACAAAACGTCGCAAGCGGTAACCAATCGGGCTATATAAACTGGCAATTCTTCAACGATACGACGGTTTTCGACGGTTTTAGCCTCATTAGCGGCGGCACACATACAGGCTCAGTTTCCGTTTACGGCTACCGAAAATCATAGAAAAGAGTAATTATGAGTGAAGTTATAGAAATAAACGCTAAAACAGGAGAACGAGTCGAGCGCGACTTTACTCCCCAAGAATTAGCACAACGCGAAGCAGAAGCAGCAGAAGTCAAGGCTAAAGAAAAAGAAAAAGCCGCTGCCGATAAAGCAACAGCCAAAGCGACCGCCGACGCAATCGCACACGCTAAAAGCCTTGGTTTTACCGAGGCGATGATAGCCGTAATGTACCCCAATTTAGGAGCATAAATGTCACAAATAGAAGAAGAATTACACGTCGATACGCCACCCGAGGTCGAGGTTAAGCCAAAGAAAAAGGCTAAGCCGGCAACTTCAACAGACACAGAGCGGGCACGGGCAGCAGTCCGAGTCAAACTAGCCGCAAAATGACACTAGCGGACTACGTAGGACTAGTCGCCACCGTCCTAGCCATACTAGGCATAATGGGCGCTGGTTTAATCTGGCTTGTCCGCAACGTAGTACGCGAAGAAATCGCTAAAGCCACTCGATCAATACAACCTGGCTACCGAAACGGCGGCCAATCACTCGCCGACCTAGCACACAAAGTCAATCGACTTATGGAAAATGCAGGAATGGACCCACAATGAAGAAATGGCTAGCAAACACTTGGGAGGGCTCAATCGTCAAAATAACGGCGGGCGCAGCTCTCGGCGCGATAGCGTCCTGGCTAATGACAGCGGACATACACCCGCTCATTGTGGCTATAGGTGCGGCAGTAATCCCGGTACTAATCAACGCCCTTAACTCGGCGGATTCACGTTATGGGGTGGATAGTGGCGAAACTCTGTAAAGGTGGCGTAACGCTACGGGATCAGATAGATCGACGCTGGCCTAAGCGCGACAAGAAATCGGACGGCTGGATCGGTGATCAGGCACACTCAAGCCGCGAGTCAGACCATAACCCAAGCGGAGTTAATCAAATTGTTAGAGCCATTGACATAGACGAAAACCTAGGCACTTTCTCAAATGGCGGGACGGCTAGAGTCCTGGCTAATCAGTTGATCGACTACGCCGGATCAGGCTTACCTGGATCAAATCGGCTTAAATACGTGGTCTACGAGAATCGAATAGCGTCAGGCACTTACCGTAAAACGTGGTGGAAATGGCGTCACGGCACCTACCTCGGCCATGAAGCCCATATTCATGTCTCATTTACCAGCTCGGCCGATCGTGACGGGTCAATTTACCCGCTACCTATCCTCGCTAAATCGCCTCTCACTAAAGCCAGATGGACACGCGACCTCGCAAAAGCACGCAAAAACAGCAACTAGCCGGTACTCTCGAACCCTAACAAAGGGGAACACATGACCGAATATATTAAACCAGGCGAAGCAGCCGAACTATTAGGAGTCTCTCGGGACTCTATTAGGCGCTACGTCGATAACGGCCAAATCGACGGAATCACGACACCCGGAGGGCAACGGCGGATCGACCGTCAAAGCCTCGACGAGATCATTGGCAAGCGGGTGCGAATCTCAAGCACCGTAACGGTAATCGAGGCCGAATAATGATAGCCGAGATTTTGGTATGTGCAGCTCTCATTACGGCCCCGGCCTGCGTAGCAAACTCGACAGCCGCCGAAGACTGGAAAGGCTACGAGCCTAGCCTCTATGTCGGTGAGCATTACGACAGCAAATGGGCAGCAGTTCGCAAGTGCATTATGCACAGGGAGTCCCGATTTAACTATAGGGCAAGGTCAACCATTAGCACTGCAAGCGGCGCCTACCAGTTTCTAGACAGCAAATGGCGGGTAAGCCTTACTCACATGATGATACAAGAGTCGAGAGCTACACGCGACGGCCTAATCGAGGACATTAAAGCTCTAAGGGCTAAGCCGATCGAGAAATGGAACCGCTACTACCAAGACCGAGCATTCTTCACAGCCTGGGACAACGGTAGGGGGGCCGATCATTGGAATCAGACGCGCCACGGGTGTTAAACGCCGCCTATTACAGTTTTGAGCTTGATGACCTTGATATACCTGGTCAACTACTCGTAACCATACGAGACGGTAAACCCACGCTCGCATACAGGCGCACAATGTCTCACCGCTGGAGTCCAGAGATTATGCCCAACACGCCCGAAAATAGGCAAAGTGATTGACAACACGATACAAACTCACCAAGGTTAAGCCACAGACCTACCAGAGGAGGGGAAGCCTCAGACCTCGGACTCAGATCCGGGGAGGTCTAAGAGTGGCCCTGTTTCTAGTGGCAGGGCCACTCACCACACTAGCCACTAGGACACTAAGGGGAATCATGCAAGATCAAGAGACACTATTCGACCAGATCGGTGATCTACAGCTCGACCGGCCCGGCCACAACTGCACCGGCCAACTCTGTACATACTGCGAGCGTTTCGACCGACAAGATGTCCAGGTGCTCGCCGAGATCGACCCGGCATGGCGCATGCAAGCAACAATATTTCGTAAGTCCCTGGCTATCGGTGGACTGTTTAGCGCCGACGTTTTGATTGACGCAATAGGTAAGCCGCTAGGCCACCCAAACCAGATAGGCGCACTATTTAGATCATGGAATAGTCAAGGGCTTATCCAAAGTGAGGGTAATTTCGTGGTCAGTACACGGGAAAGCAATAACGGCCGAATAATAAGAGTATGGAGGCGCACAGCATGAGCCCTGCACTTATAGGTCTAGCCTGTCTACTTGGTGGCCTTGTCCTCGGTTTCATATGGGGCAAAGCATGAGCGGCTTCAATATAGACGGATACGTGACAGTCCCAGAGCGCATAGCCTTATTCTACAAACGCTACCCAGAGGGATCGCTACAAATGGACGCCCCAGAATTTGTCCAGGTAGACGGCAAACAATGGGTAATAGGCAGGGCATACGCCTACCGAACACCTGACGACACTCGCCCAGGAGTCGGCACAGCCTGGGAAGTTATACCAGGTACGACACCATTCACTCGAGGAAGTGAAATAATGAATCTTGAGAGTAGCGCGTGGGGTGCATAGGATCTTTGGGCATTGGCATAGATAAATCTATAGCCACATACGACGAAATAGAGGCCGCTAAAGCCCGAAATACTGTAGTGAGAACTACTGAGGCCATACCCGACGACCCGTGGCAGACACAGACAGACACACCAGCACCCGCCTACCGTTCACCTACCAAAGGCTCCAGCATGTACCCAGCAACACCTGGGCAAGTTAAAGCCATACACGCCATACTGGGAAAGCAAGGCACACGGGACGATCTCGACAAGCTTGCAGCCGTAAACGCCTGGCTAACCTCCATGAACAAAGAGCCCGTAACGTCAATTACTGAGGTAAACAAACACGACGCTAGCGGACTCATTGACTCACTACAGACGCCACCATAGGCACAGTCGTAGCGTGTCTTGCCTATGCGCTCAGATCTCTAATAGGTAGCTGCTTGACCGGAATGACGGAGGAAATAGCACCGGCCGCAGGTAGGACAAGGCGACACGTCGCCCCCGTGGGTAGGGTGAGTAATACCAAAAACCGACCACCACCGAGGCGGGATCGGGCCCCAGCCCGAGACCGAGACCGCCGAGACAAACACTAGGAGAAACACACAATGGAACAACACACACACAAACCAGTCATGTACAGCTTGTACGATAACCACTGCGC